GAGATAAGTTACTCCATCTACTACCTGCTTTTTAGCTCGGACCTTGGAAACAAATCTCTCGAAATATAAGTCATTAACGATTGGGTTGATGCGTGTCACCCCAATTAAATAAAGCACGAGGCTTCCCGCGGCACTTCCCCGACCCATTCCTGTTGCTACCTCTTCATTTTTGCAAAAGTTAATAACATCCCAAACAAGAAGAATGTAATCAACAAAACTTAATTCATTTAATATTTTAAGTTCATATTTAGTCCTCTTAACATACTCAGTGTATTTTTCGGGCGTGACTTTCTTCTTGATTACCTTCAGTTGATTGTCGCAGAGGGCGGTCAAGAAGGTAAGGTTATCACAATCTTTTTTTGTGCCTACTCTCTCCTTCTCTTCTGGAGAAATCTCAAACGAAGGGAGCCTTACTCCCTTAATGTCGAGGTCGTATTTTTTAAAGTTTTTAGTTAAATTGCTCATACTTCTAATTGCCATTTTAATTTGTTCCACACCTTTAAATTTAGATCTAAATCTACTAACGCGTCATGTAGTTTATCGTAATTATGCTCAATATCAAAATTTCTCGCTATTGCTTGTAAACTGCACCCTAAGCGCTTCTTACGGATATCGAGGCACCGATACTGAAACTCTATCAAAGAGGCCTCAGAGGGCTTCTGAGAGCCTAATTTGTATGCTTTGGAGAGGCAGAAGGTATCAATCATTTTATCTACTAAATGAGCTCCGTTTTTGCCCATTTTCTTATAAAATTCTAAAATTAAATAGATATCAAACCCAAGGATATTATGTCCCACAATATAGTCTGCTTCTTCTAGCCACTTTTCCATCAGGGGGAAAACTTTTTCGTGTGGCTTTCTTAAGCTTTTATATTTTTCATCACTAAAACGGGTAATCCGCGCTGCTTCAGGACTCACTCGGAGCTCACGATCCCATTTAATCATTATATCACGTTCATCAAATTTTGAATCACCGCGAACCTTGATCATCGCCATTTGCCACGGTATATTTTGCCGAAAGTTAAGGCATAGGTTCTCTGTTTCAAAATCAATGAAAACAAAAGTTTTATCTTTGTCAAATCTAAGTAAGTGCGAGTCCATTTTTAAAATCCAAATTCTTCATCTATTTTATTTACGAAGAGTTCCATAGAGCTTAGGCCTACCACCCAGTTCTCCGGCTTATTTACTCCGTACTGCTTTGATTTTTTATGTATATCAAAGTTTTTTCTAGTTATTTTCCCTAGCAGTTCAACTTTGCACAAGCCATCTGTTTTTACTCTCGCTAATACATAAAGTTCTGGGGTTTTTGATTCGTATTCTGCTTTTTTAATTTTTAACTCAGGCTCTCCTGATCCAAAATACGTAATCGTTTTTACTTCTACCCCCTTAAAATCTTCTCCACCATCTCTTACGTCATAGAGGCGAGTGTCTACTTCTGCTCCTATTAGTTTTCCGTAGGCTTTTTCGCCAACAATCCCCGTAAGGTGTGGGAGATAAAACTTATGCTTTGAGGAGTTCACGTTCTCCATCAAGATACCAGTATTCCTAAAGCGCATGTTTTTTTTGTCATGCCTTTTTTGTGCTTGTCCTTCACACCAAGTTAATTCTTTTTCTGTAAGTTGTATTGTCATTTTTTTTCTTGCCAGCTTTCAAGGCTAAATTCATCACTCGATAAATGATTAAAGTTGGGCTTACTCCACGTGGTTCGTTTACTAACGCAGCGCATTGTTAAATAGGCCATGAAATCTTCTTTGTTTTTATAGTAGATACTTTTAGATTCTTGCATTTCATATTTATCTTCGCAAAAATTTTCTACCCGACGACGCATGATTACATCAAAAGGTAATCCATTATCTTCACGAAGGAAAACGGGAGCCGTAAAATCTAGCTCAGGGATGCATTCGCCGTCTTCGAGTGTGTTTCTGAATAAGAAGGAGTCATAAAAAGGTACTGCTAAAGCTAGGTGCTTATCATCCCAAATTTCTCTTAAAAATTCAAAATCAGTTCGAGGTTCATAATAGAAACCGGTGCTAGCGGCGTCGCTATATATTTTAATGAGACTCTTGTAGCCCCCTTCGTCACGGGCAAAAATTATATATTTTGAAGTAGCTCGTAGAGCCTCCTCCCCTTTTTCTGTACGATTCCCACAAACATTTAATCGTAATCCAAATCTGAAACTTAAGTCCTCATCCTGAGTGCTATCATAAGCCTGTAAGAAGCTTCCCATGTTATCTTCTACTAGATAGAATTCTTTAATTTTATTTTCCAAACAAATATCTATCACAGAGTCGGGCCCCTTGGGTATAGAGGAACCCTTTTTATTAAGGGTTAGAATGCTCTTCCCGAGAGAGTAGTGCGTTTTAAAGAGTGGTAAGACCATTACAACAAGATAGCACCTAAGACGGGTCTTTGTCAAGTTTAAAAACCAAAATCATCGTCGTCACCACTATCGTGTCGTATATGACGTGGACATCCTGCATATTTCTTTTTTACAATCTCTTGATCATCTTTAGCGTTTAATTCTTCAGCAGTAAAAGCCGTCTTAAGCCTTTTACCATCTTTATCTGTAAGCTCATAATAATCAAAAGCAAACTTGTAAGGACAGTGCCACATCGTGGTTCCGTCTTTTTTTAGATGGCCCGGATATTTTGCAAAACCACAATAAAGAGGACCTTTAAATCCTTCGTCAGCTTTTGGAAAGGGTTCATCTGCAGCAAATTTACTCTTTGCCGTTGCTTCGTTAAAGTTGTTTATGATTTTATAAGAGTGAGAAAGATAAACTTCTAAACCAGCAAGCTCTTCTTTTGAAAACTCTAATTCTTGAATGGGCTCGTTTGGAAATTTTAAAAAACAAAATTGAACTATTGGTTTGAGCTTGGGCCACGTTTTTGTCGCAACAAGACTGTAAATCATCCCCTGTAGGTTCGCTGTTAATTCACTGCCTGAGAATCTTTTTTTGCTGCTCTTGTAATCTTTAATTAGAATCTTTTTATCTTTTGTGTACTTTGCTGCCTTGTCTATGAATCCACGAACTACATATTCGGGGTCTCCGTTTTCTAGGTTAAATTCATATTCGGGGTCAAGCAGAGTGCTTCCTTTGCAGTAAAAATCGTCATGCAAACCAACCAATATCATATCGTTGATCATTTCATAATTCTCTTCAGTATTTATACCATAGGCATTTAAGTGTTTATTTATTAACCTAGTTATAGAAGGGGAGCTTTCAATACGATTACTTTTTGTGATTAATTTAAAATGCTTTTTATGTTTTTTGGTTTGTATAAGCTCAAAGACCAAATGACATATGGAGCCACGCATTGCACCTTCATTGTTAGTCTCTGGGAGGTGGAGGTGATATTTGCACCAGTAACTCCAAGTGCAAGACTCAAGATTTTTAATCCTTGAAGCTGAGAGCATCGATTTCATTTTATTGTTTTTTCCCATCCTTGAATTTCCTCCTTTTGCATTTCTCCAAAATCATTTTTTGTTGGAAAACAGATTTGGATTTGATCTCTATCAAAAAATTTTAACAGTTTCTTATGAGCTTTTTGAGCGGCTTGATTCCCTGCGAGATTTTCATCGTTGTTTAGGGCTAACACAATCTTTTCTACATCGTGTTTTATCAGTGTGTTAATTATAGCAAAACTTACGTTTAATCCAAAATTAACTATTACATTTTTAATACCCGCATCCCAAAGGGCTAGCATATCCCCTATACTTTCTACTATTATCGCACAAGATTTTTCTTCTATAATGTGACCATTAAAATGCGCGGGATATTGCCACTTTGATTTTTCTCCAATGTGTTTCCATTTGGGTATTTTGGAATCTTTCTTTATCGGGTGAATGTATCTTCCGGAAACCCCCACAAGTTTTTTGTCCACATCAAAAATGGGAAAGGTATAACGATTTTTCATTCTTCCTTTTTCAAAAACGCCCCCCTCAAAGACTCCCATCGTGTTTTCATTAATACCGCGTCCCACCCAGTAGGAGTGGTCACGGATAACTTCATCAAAGGTGTTGGCTGAAAGGGTTTTATAAACTTTATCTGGCGCATCAAAAACTGGACGCCTCGTTACCACAAAACCCTGTTCAGATTCAAGCCATTTTTTTGCATCCTCTCGGGAGCACTCTAGACATAGCTGAACGAGCTCTTCAAGCGGACCTGATATGTTTCTTCCATAATCTACAAAGTAGCCCGTGTCTTTTTTGACGGACATGACAGTGCTGTTGCCTGAGTCACGATGGATCGGTAGGGCTCGATATTCTTTAGCGAGCTCAGTAATGTTACTAAACCCCAAGGTCATCATTATGTGTTTAATATCACCCACTATAATGTTCCATCATCACGGCTCACTGCTACTGGGGTTGCGGCTGTTTCTTCGTCCTGAGTGGCGTCAGTAGACTCTCGATCATTTCCCTGTATGTCAGAGCGGTTGATGATATCACTTAAAGTTCCACGGGGTTCAAGGGTAAAGATTCCGCGCTGTAGATTAATATGGTTTTTTTGAAAAATTAATCCATCTGGAGTTTCCCTTCTGAGTGCTCTCTCATAGTCTAATCCACGAAGTCCCCATGCTCGGATTTTTAATGGTACAACTTTATGAGTGCCACGATCCAGACCATCAAGCTCCCGCTCTCTTTCATCCTTCTGTTTGTAAAACCCGAGGAAAGAACAGTCCCAAGAGGCACTGTGGGACATAGCCATCGCTGTCGAGTCAACCTTTAGGACTGATTTGAGGGGCAACGTATCGTCGTCGGGCTGTCTGTTAGATTGAATTGCGGTAAGAACCGGAGAGTTAAGACTTAGAGCAATTCTTTTGAGTTGGGCTGACTTATTGCGGATAATTTGATACTCTTGATTGTGGCCAGCTGTCTTTTCACCCGTCATTTTAAGGTAGTCATAGCAAATTAAACAGGGTTTTCCTTTCCCCACGTAGCGGTGATATACGTATTTGATGTATGATTCAACCTCCTCAATACTCATATGTGATACTGTTTTGTGAATGAGAAATTTTCCCGCTTTTGCTGCTACGCTTTCCATCTCGTCCTCTTTGTCAATAAACTTATTGTACTCTACCACCTCTTTTCTTAGCTGTCCGGTTGAAATAAGTATTGGCTCGATCCCTGAGAGCATACCTCCTAGGCGATCCCTCATTTCATCGTCTTGCATTTCAGTATTAAGATAAATAACATGATGACCGCCAAGAGCTACTTTGAGAGCGATATCCATAAGCAGCGTAGTTTTTCCCGCCCCTGTATCTGCCAGAATCATATGTAAATCTCCAAACCGCAACCCTCCACATGCATCATTAAGTTCTTCGTAGGGCCACGGAATACCTACTGCTTTCTGGGGTGAGTTTGCCTTTTCCTTAATATGATCAGCTAGCCCTTCTAGAATAAAGGTTGGTTCAACATCATCGGTAGCTCCAATCTGAAAGTCATCAACGATTCGATTTATTTCGTTCATGATTTGGAGGGGGGACTGATCAGCATTACTAAATTGGGCTGCGGCAATTTCCTTGGCTCGCTCAAAAGCGTCCCTCCTCAGGGAAAGCTTATAAAGGTCTTTGCAGCACTCCCCAAAACCCTTCTTGTTGGACTGGGTAAAACTCACTGCTCCGAGATAGTTGTCTATATCATTGCCATCTTTGTGGGTAATGTTCCAATCCGAAAGCTTCTGTGCTACGGACGTAGTATTAATTTCATTCCCACTTTTAAGTAAGAGCACTATCGTATTAAATATTTTTTTATTATAAATATCTACAAAGGACCTTTCGGTTAAAATCGGCGCTACGTCATAATAGTCTTGTTCTTTGTTTTTGCTTTTGAGTAAGTAACCCAAAGCTTGCTTCTCTAATCTAAGAGATTTAAGTTTATCTTCATTGAATTTTTTTTCTTCAGACATGTATTCTTTTTTTTTCTTTATATTAATGTTACGTTAAATTCTTTTTCGATGTACTCCACCGATAATTGCTCTACATCTTCCCTGTCTATCTCTATTAAGGTAAATCCATTCATTTCCAGCCACTCTGCTTTTTTAACATCCCTTTTAATGGAGTTAAAATAATTTAATCGAGAGCCGTGGAAAAATTTCACATATTCAGAGTGTTGTCTGCCGTTAACTTCTATTGCAATTTTTTTTGTCGCGTTTAAGAAGTCAACAGACATGCGAGTTCCGTAGACAGGAAACTCCTCAAAAACTATATGCTTTTTCCAAATTCCAGCAAGGAAGTTTTTAGCTGTAGTTTGTAATTTGGAACGACTTTTTTTGTTCCACTTAATGCGTTTCTTTCCAACGCTTTTATAAACTAATTTTCCGTGAATATTTAAAAGTCTCATTTAAATAGTGATTCTAGCGTCGCTTTAAATTTGGTGAAAAAATAACGAGTAACTTCGGGGTTCTCTTCAAAAAATTGAAGTAGATTGTCTTCTCCTTGAAATTTTTCTTCTACACTATAGCCCTGAGCGATTAAGTCTTTTAAAGTTTCTTCATTAAAAGATATCCATGCACCGCTTTTCTTTATCATCTCCCACGCACCTAATTGATTTATAATTTCACGCTCCACCCAAACACTTCCGTTTTCAGATTTATATTTAATTGGATACTCCACCACCTTTCCTACATTCTCGGTCATGGACTTGCGTATGGCGATTTTACATAGGTGCCCGACTGCATCATCCTTGTCCTTGTTAAAAAATTTAGAGGATTTGTAATGGTTGCTTTGAAATTCTAAAATCCAATTAGCATAGTGCTGAAGCGCATTGCCGCCTGAATTATTAGAAAGCTTTGGGTCTTCTTTGGCATAGGGATTAATGCTTACCTTACTTCTTACCTGACAAATACATAAGGCAATGTGACCATTGTGGGCAGTCCTGAGTGCGAGCCTTTTACACAGTGTCGAGGTTAGTAACGCACCCCCTGCGACCTTGACAGCTTGGTCTAGACCTTTTTCTGCGTCATCTTTGAGTATAAGGGCATCCATGCTATCAATGATAAACATGTACTTCAGGTTATCGGGGTTTTGGTCAATGCAGTTTTTTATTAAAGCTCCAACGTTTTCAAAAATATTTCCAGAATATAAAAACCACTTGTCTTTTGATGTATCGATGCCTGTGGATTTAATAATCCTGTCTGACATTCTTCCTTCAGCCTTAATGTAAACTACAAATGAGTTTTTAGTTTCTTTTTGAAAATTAGCTGCGAAGGTTAATGCACATGAAGTTTTACCACCACCCGCAACCCCGCTAAAAACATTAATGCCGGGGTTTAGTCCTCCACCCATTTGCAGGTCGAGGTTTAGGCTTCCACTTGAGACACGATAGTCCACAGCCTCACTGAAGGAGTAGTGTTCATCATCGCTGTGCTTGAGGTGCTTATAAAGGGCATCTACTGATCCTCCCATGGAGGTTTCTTCTTTTTTCTTACGTGGTGACATAATAATATTTAATCAAAAAAGTCTAAGGTGTTCTTGGGCTTTTTGTCAATTTTAAAATCTTCTCCAATTTTTTCTTTTTGAAAGTTATAATCTTTTGCTACCTGTTCTCCCGTAGCTTTGTAAACTAGGGTGTGGTCGCTTAGGTAGTAAGATTGAAATTTCAGGAACCACGACAGGCTATACAGCTTGGGGTAGGGTGGTAGAGTCTCCCAGAATTTCTTATCGGGATATTTTTCAACTAGCTTTTTAGCTATAGCTCTTTCGTGAGGCCACCTGCTTTGCGCCAAGTGAGGAAGAAATTTACTTACAATGTATTTAGTAAGAGTAGCTTCAGCTTTGGTTGACCTTTTTTTCATCTAGGTCGAACTCTACCATCTTTTGTACCAGTTTGTCAAATGAAACTTTAGGCGTCCACCCAAGCTCCTCTCTTATCGGGGTGGAATCACCAAGTAATAGCTCAACCTCTGCGGGACGAAAGAATTGTTTATTTATTTTAACAAGAACTGGATTTTGGGTATTAAGTTCCTCGGCTATGTAATTTTCTAGATTATAAGTTTCTTCTACGCCTGACCCCTCCCAGTACCCTTGAATCCCTGCTATGAAAAAAGCAAGCTCGACAAATTCTCTAATTGAGTGGGTTTCTCCGCTTGATAAAATATAATCTTTGGGTTCATTTTGGTTAATCATAAGCCAGACACCTTCAACAAAATCCTCGCTATCACTCCAATCTCTTTTAGCGTCTAGATTCCCTAGTTGGAGCGTAGATATATTTTTATTATTTTTAATTTCGTGGGATATTTTAGCTACAGCTTTTGTAATTTTCCTTGTTACAAACTCCTCTCCACGTTTTGTTCCTTCGTGATTAAAAAGAATGCCATGCACCGCAAAAATATCATGGGATTCACGATAAACTTTTACAAGATGTCTCGCCGCTGCCTTGGAAGCTCCGTAAGGGCTTCTCGGTTTAATCGGGTGATTTATATCTTGTGGCGAATAATCTACGTTACCCCATTCCTCGCTACTACCAGCACTATAAAAGCGACAGTCTGGTTTAAATTTACGAATAGCTTCTAAGCACCTCAGTACCCCGATGGTATTTATATCCATCACTTGGAGAGGCATATCCCAACTGCATCCCACAAATGAATTGGCTGCAAAATTAATAAAATAATCTGGTTGAATGTCTTTTACAATTTTATCGACACTAACATCATCGCTAAGATCACCATAAATAAATTCAAAATTAGGGTCATTTTTAAAATTATGAGTATTTATAAAATTTGGATTTGCGCTTCGACGCATCATCCCGTAGATCTTTACATCGCCAACTTCACGGAGTAGGTACTCTACCATGTTGGCTCCGTCTTGCCCTAAGACTCCTGTCACTAAAACTTTTATCATCATATCATTATATTACAGACTATTAAGAAATTCCACTAATTTTAAAATTTTACCTGTTTTTTTTATAATTTTTTATAGCTATATGTTATTCCTATGTCGTGATCATGAACATTATAATATTGCCAGTTATAGTCCACCCACATTGAACTGGTTCCAGTGTCATCATCCTCTGGGTAGTGACATAGGGGCTTATAAGAATCAAGGTGACTTGTCTTAAAGTTCTTATTGTTTTCAATTAAAATAAGCTTCCTGTTAACTCTTGGGTAGCACTGAGCAATGTTCATCATCGAGCTATTAACTCCAATAAAAATTTGACTTGAAGCAATTAACTGGGCGCTTTCCCACATTCCAAGTCCGCGTCTATCTATAAACGGCGTGTCTTTATCATTTGGCCCCCCCACTTGATAAATACTATAGCTTTTATAGTTCTCAGCTATTTGATCAATAACGTGGTTGGGTATTTCTCCACCTTCAGATTTTCCAGTAGTATGAACAGTAACAATCCCCAATTTTTCTCCCTGCAATTCTTCGAATCGGTAGAGCCGTGGGTGCCTTAATCGAACACGGGGTATGTTAAATAGCTGTTTAAATCTATCGGGTTGAGAAACGTAAGATTTTTCATCTTTGAATTTTATTAAACCTATGAGAGGCTTATCACCCTCTTTGAAGAAAAGCTGATTTTTGTAAAGATCTATTGCAACACCCACTGTTCCGTCCATGACTCCTCCATTGTCAGGGCCGAGTCTTTCGACATACGGATTATGGTCGTAAACCCATAGATGCTGCAAGTCTACTAACTTTTTTCCAAAACTATAATAATAATTTTCAGGCATAGAGGCAAATTGTATCTTGTCCCCTATGCCTCCCCCACTGTTAACAATGCCGACCTTTGCATTCTCAGGTGGCCTTACCTCTATGGCATTATCTGAGCCCTGCACGACAGTGGTTTCATTGTGATGTTCTGGATACATGTTTTATTTGTATCCCAGTTTTTTTTCATTAAATTTTTCTTCAGGAAAAAACTTTTCCTGTAATGCTTTTTTGGCCAGAAATCTTTCGTAGTTGCATCTATCTACGTAGCTGGCTAAAACCCCATCCTCCTTAGCATCTTCAACGGCTTCAAAAATTTTTCTGTTAGCTTCGTACAGGTTTTTATAACACACAGAATTCATTACTTCGTTCCATTTATCGTTGTCATTAATTTCATCAATAACACGGGTTACGC